TTTCGATAACATACAATTTTGAATAGAATGAATTGCACAGACATTGTTTCTTCGCTAGTTCAGGATCCCTATGTCCTGAGTGATCAGATGCTTGTCACCCTTTACGATATAATGGGCAACTACAACAAAGGTTCTTACAATGGCTCTAAGCCAGTAGAACTTCCTTGGGTTCCCCACAGTCCTGCGGGGCTGGTGGCTTTTGCCACTGCAAATCGCCAATTGGCAGCAGCCATTGGGGGCTTGGCAACAGCACCAGCGCTCAAGTGGGTATGGGATTACCTGCGTACTAGGGGCCGAGTTGTTACCGTGATCCCGAAACCTAAACTCAGTGTTGATGGGCCCCTTCGATATGATAAGAACGGGGCTTACATTGAGGTCACGTATTGTGGCAAAGTTCTTGAGGTTCGAGTGGAAACACCTGATGTTGGAGTGTTGAAAGATACATCCATAACACAGCCTGAAATGGCTGTTCAGGGTTCTACATTTACAAAGAGCGAGTGGCCCAATGGCATTGTCGAAATTCACTGTGGTGAAGAACACATCGGCATGGGTTCCCGTATTGAGTACCAAAATGGCACAGTTTTAGCAACTGTGTTTCACGTGTGGGAAAGTATGAATGCCAATCTTGAAGCAGATGGCGCACCAGTTACTATACAACATGGTGGTAAGGCCATCCAATTACATTCCACCGACTTAGAAGTTGTCTTGTCTAGCCCTGAATGGAGCAATGACATGGCGCTTATAAGGGTCAAGAATGAGGCTTTGTGGACCAGATTAGGTGTTACAAAGTTCAACACTGCAACAGCTATTATCAATGCACCTGTTTGCCTTTATGGGTATAATAAGGATAGCGAGAAAGTGATGTCAGTGGGAACTTTGACCCGTGGTTCACGACCTTGGTCGTGTTTTCATAGTGCTTCTTCCTTGCCAACCTGGTCAGGAACGCCGCTCATAAGTAGGGGACAGGTGGTTGGTTTCCATATTGGATCTTACCCCGCTCGAAAGACCAACCATGGATCTTTGATCTTCTGGTTGAGTGCTATTACTATCCAGGAAAGACAGGGAAAACGCAATAAGAAACGTATTGTGGGAGACACTCGTACTACCCCAAAAGGGGGAAAAGAGGCCATGTACGATGATTTTGAAGACCGCAAGAAAGCTGAACAAGACTCAGCTCTGAATGAATGGCTTAGTGCCAGAAAAGAAGAGTTTGATGCGCGTGGGCATGATTGGGCCCGTGAAGGGCCTGCTTCTAAAGTCTTTGTGTACACTGAAGGTCAAACCAACCATATAATGGTTGGCACCTCAGGTGGGACCTATCGATTCGATGATATTAGAGACATTGAGGGCCCAGACGCCTGGGCTAACCCTGATGAATCATGGCAGCCGGAAGATGATCAACGATTCCTCAACTGGTGGACCAATCGCGAATCAGGTCAGACGATGAAGACACCACCAACAACACCAGAACCAACAGATGTTGGAACGATAGGTACGGAGAAGGAATGCAAGCAAATTATTGTAAACCAACCCAAACCTGTTGAATATTGTGGCAATAAGTCACTGTTCGAAGATCATTCGCAAACAGTGGAGATTGTCAACAAATGTAACAAAACCACCACGTGCTTGTTTAACTGTGTCAATGACACGTTAGAGGCATTGTGCCATGAGCACGAAATCATCACAGCCATCGATCCTGAAAATCATGAGGAACATGGTGAGATGCTTGATTTTATTGCTGACATGGTCCAGGAGAAAGTGTATGATTGGCGTAAAGCCATTCACACTGACTTTAAACCTATATATACCACGAGAGAGGGTAAACAACACTCTCTCAAGTGGTTTGAGGTGACTGGTACAGCCGATGAGGTGTGGGAAACCCACCAAATGGCGGCCTCTTGGTATAAAGCCAAGAAATCTCTTTCAGATAAGTTGCAATGCCCTTTCAATGATTGGTGTGTTGGAACGATGAAATTAGGAGAATCGTGCGTGCCCAGAGAAGATCCCCATTCTATTCTCTGGTACAGCTCCACCGTTGACGGTTGGAGGCCTGTAGCAGGGGTAATTTACCCCGAACCACATGAAACCCACGGGCAAGTGCCCGATCCTGCAAACCGAGAGGAATGCAAGCGCAATTTGTGCTCTGGATTAGCTATTATCGGGACACCTTGCATCAAGAAAATGAGTAAGGTTCCTAAGATTCCCGAGAAAACTCAAGAGGAATTGCGTCATTATAAGGAGAAACTAGAGCTAGCCTTGGAGAAAACCAGGCACCTAGAACAGGTGAATGAATTAATACACAAGGAGAAACAAGCGCTCTTGGAAACAATCTCTGATTCGTCAATTGATTCGGATTACGAGACGCTTCACAAGCCAAATGAAGTAACCTTCAAGGAAACGGGTTTTCAAAAGAAGGGCCAGAACGAGGGCCCGAAGAAAATGCTCGTCAGGCGACCACAAGCCAAACCAGTCCAACCTGGGGAGATTGTACAAGGTCCGGAACCGACACCGGGCTTCAAGGCGAAATCCCTCCCTCACAACAAGGCAGCGTTGGACTTGGCTTATCGCGACAACAATCCTGGGAGGACAATACAGGATGCACGGAACGAATTGAAAACAATCAAGGAGTCCCGCCAGCCCTTGCCCTCCTCTACCGGCTCTGTGGCTTCCAAGAATGGGAAGAAGAAACAGAGCACACAATCTGCGGAAGCGATGGAACAGCGTATTTCTCGTATGGAGGATGCGTTGAATACTATCGCCCAGAGCGTAGCAAAACTTCTAGTGACTTGCACAACCGAGTCCAACAGTGGGGTGAAGACTGTGCAGCAATCCGGGAGAATTATTCGACCGGGCTCTCCCACTTTGCTAACCCCCCGACCGGAGGAAGATTTGAGGAATCCAGTTACCGTGCTCACACTGCCCTCATTGTTAGGCCTACCGTCGATTACGATCAACGTGTCACCGATACAATTGAGAAAATGGTTTCAATTTATT